CGGCTGCAATCCCTGCATTGGTGGAGCTGGTGGCGTTTGTAAAATCTGTACCTGCTTCATAAACTTTCTAAGCAGCTCTAGCTTAGAATCTTCTAGGTTGTTTAGTTTCCCTTGAGCGTAGTATTCCATGGCTAACTGCTGAGCCTTAGTAAGATCATCAAACGGTTCTGGTGGAGTAAAGTCCTCGTCTTCCACAATCTTATCTAGAATCTTATGCAGGTAATCACTGGAAGCGTTACCTAACGACTCTTCCGCTTCAAGGTCTGGGAAGTCCAACAGCCGTCTGCCCGCTTGCGGATCTATTAGGCCTGCCTGCATCATCTCTTGTATTGTGGCTAGCCTACCCTCGGGATCGGTAGGAAGCTTTGAAACTGGGTAAACCTGCAATATGAAATCATCGTCATCTAGATTCACGTCTTTCCAATCGATTGTCTTAATGAACCTAGACCCAGGAACCTTAACCGATAGTTTCTTTTTCTCTGCGTATATCTTTCTGGCTACCGATACCGTTAGCCTTGACATGTCCACAAAGAAATCGGCATACCCTTGAGTGATAGGAGTGAATCGCTGTGAATAAATATTCTGCTCTGTCCTCATCGCCCGACCAGAATCCACACCAGGACTCTTCATTGAGCCAGCAGCCATTTGAGATATGCCAGTCAACTGGTACCCAGAGGATTTCATGTTCTCAAGATGCTCGTAGATTTCGGGCTGAACTAATTGAGGCACTACGTATTGAGGAGCGGTATCTCCAGCGTACTCCAGAATGGTTCCTACTAGGTTGTCAAAATGGCTTTTTATGACCTTTGATCCGTTCTTCACAAAAATCTTGTGGGTTCCTCCCATGTATAAAGATCTCTGAATTGATATAAGCGTGCGGTTAATCTCAACCTGCACTGGAACCAACTGCTCAACCATTCCCTGGGAGTACCAACCATATAAGCGAGGGCAGTATCTCTGAACTGCAAACGGGAAGAAATTCTCTTCGTACTTATCTCTCTCTAACACAGCGTTAGCGGTAACGATGGAATGCATCCCATCCTCGCTACCTACTGGTAACCGCCAAGACTCAACTACAGTAACGGTATCAGAAACGCTCCGCTGAGCGGCTGTGATAAACGTTCCGGTATTGGTCATTCTAGCGATTTCTTCTGCTTTCTCAGGGTACATCTCGGCGAGCAATGTCCTGTCGAAATTCTTGATTCGATGAATTGTGTATGTCGATTCAGGTCCGTAATGACTTTCGAGATAATCAACCAGGATTTCGTATGGCAACACTCGTTCAAATTTAATTCTTCCGTCTTGAGCAAAACAGTGGACAATTCCTTCCCCAAATACTGCAGAATCCCTGAAAGCTGTCGCAGCGACTTTATACAGTTTGTTTTCATATGCGATTCCACTGCAAAATGCGTCTAGCTTCTTTGCTCTGCGTTGTAGTTTACTGTCACCACCAGAAGTTAGAAACATCGCCTTGGGGCGATTGATTGTTACGATGCTTTGTAGGGTATCAACACAACTCTGTGAAATGTTGTACGTGAGCCTGTCTCTAACCGGTGCGGCAGGACGACCGCTATTGGCGAGCTGGTATCCGTTCCAGAACGTAGGCGTAAAAGTTCCGTAAAGTTTTGCATAAGTGTTGTAAGAGTCGATTCTGCCACGGTCTGCTTGGATAATGGCCGCCACTTGAGACATGACAAATCCAGGCAATTCGTCATCGCTTGCGAGCCACCATCTAACTGGACATACAACGGGTTGAGGCTTAATCGTTTTGTCATCTTTTCCTTTCGGATGAAATTGATCAAAACTAGGGCGAATAGTCTCAGTAGCCATTCGAGTAACCTCATTAATGCGCCCATGTTTCAACTCGTAGGCTAATTATCTTATTTTTCTTCTTTTACTGGAGTCTCACCAACTAGCGGCACATCCTGTTGCTCACCAGGGGAAGACCAAAACAATATCTTATCAGATTCCATCTCGGTTTCTAAACTATCAGTTACAACCACATCTTCAACCTTCTCTGTCTTGATACCGGGAACGATTGGTGGAGCTACAATATTCATGGGTTGCACATATCCAGAAGTGGCTACCGTCATCTTAGCCGTCCTATCGAAATGGATTTCTAATCCCATCCCAATAAATTTTACCACATCATTAGATTTCAGAAGGGGCAAAAGCTTTGCCAGGGTCATCATCTTCCTCCCATACCTCGTTCCATGAAACTTCTAAATCATTTGGATTTTGTTCTCGCCTGACTTGTTCTGTCAACTTCTCAATATGCCCGGGCTGCCATTGCTCAAGAGTACCCCACAACGGTTTCTTCTCCATTGGATGCCATAAGAAATTGTAACAATGGCGCCACGCATAAAGACAACTGTCGGCCAAATCGTTGTGTATTCCATCGTGTTCTTTGCGCGGCAGTACAACCTTTCCGGCCTCTGTTTTCCATACCAGAGACTTCCACTCTTTGATTAGTTCCTCGCAAGAAGGGAGTGCCTTAATCCTGCCTTGAATCAAATCGCCGTTGAACATGTTGATGTATTCAACCTTGCCCATCTTTTCGGTAACTATCAGCCCGCTCATATGCCGATTATTCATCTCGGCGATGCCTTGCTTATTTGCACCATCGCAAATCTTTGCATCAAACGAATATTTCTTTTCAAACTCTTTAATCTTTAGGGCCACATCAGTAAAATCCATCTTCTGATATTTCTCTGCCAAGACAACGTACATGGATTTATCCGCAGGATGGTAGCAATTGACAGTAAACGCAGTGCTATCTGGAGAGTGAGCCAAATCAATACCGAGAACATAGTGCCAATCAGATAAATCGTAGGGAAGACCACTGGCCCTGTTACGGTTAGCATTGTATTTGTAAACCAGGGCCTCATCGTCGATAACCCACTGGTTGAGATACCACTGTTTGAATAGCGGAGTCTCTTTAAACTCAGGTCTGATTTTACTGATTTCTTCTAGTTCTTCTTTCCATTGTACCGCTACATACGGATTATCCAAAGCGTTCCATTCATGTACCGACCAACCTGGCTCCCTTGCTCCGTCTGTCTTGGTAACGTCATAGAATAGTGTCTGGGTTTCATTAGCCGCGGTCCCAGTCATGCAAATAGTTCCACGCCAGTCAGCCATGGCTGGTTTTAAAATCCCATAAACCAATTGGCGCTGGTCTATTGAGAACATGGATGCCTCATCTAGCACTACAAGTCGATACTTCTTTCCCAGCAGCTTATTCATCTCATCGCCATCTGCATCTACTCCGGTTACGTAGATTACCGAGCCGTTGGGAAATGTTGCCATTAACGACGATTCATTAAACGATATATTTAGCCCGTATCTTTTATTCAGATCTTTTAAAATGTCCTTCCAGATGATGCCCATGTAGGTCTGTCTTGTAAGACCTAAGAATAAGCAGTTACAACCGGGATTCTCCAGGCATTCCTTAACTAGATAGATGCCACCTGTATAACTCTTAGCTGCTCTGCGAGTGCAGAATGCTGCTTTGAGTTTGGATGGGTCTTTAATTAAATCTAGTTGAGCGGGAAAGCATATTGATTCGTAGTTAAACCCCTTGGCTCTTGCTTTTAGGTTTCGGATCACTGTTTCCACTTGCTCCTGAGTCACCAAGTGTTGCATCTTTCTCCAGTAATGCTGCGGTTAATTGCTCTTTGGTTGCTTTTTTGAAATCGAATTCAGTTTTGTCGCTTTGATTTAGGTATTGCTTCCCTAGCCAGATCAGCATTGTGACGTTTCCCTTTTGCATGGTCTGCCATTGAAGTCTTCTTAAAGATATCTTTCCCTGACCTCTTTTTTGCTCGTAATATTCCGAAAAACCCATCCCCTTTTCTCGTAATACCGCAGCCTGAATAGTGTCATCGGTGCATCCAAACCATTCGGCAATCTCAGACTGAAGACATTGGATGTGACACAGTTTGTCGAATTCTTCCCAGTCTATCTTGGTTAGTGGTCTACCGCCCGCCATAAATTTCCTCTTTGTTTGATTTTATCATGCTCAACGCGGCGTCATTAACAAAAACATTTTCAACACAATCTGCGCACCCAGGACTGGATAAAACTCTTTTTCTTATTGCCATAACAGTCTTAATATCGCCCGGAGCTTTGTATTCAGAAACGAAAACTGGGGTTGGATTGTTCCTAACCCAGTCCCAAAATTCTTTGTGATTAAAAGATATGGTATAGGCCGATTTACTAGCATCACAATCATACGGCGGATCGCAGTATATAACGGAATTGGGAAGTATCTTTACATCTCGGTAATCTAGAGATGTTAACTCTAGCCGCTCTAGCCGCTCTAGCTGCTCTAGCCGCTGTAGCTGCTGTAGCTGCTCTATCCGCTGTAGCTGCTGTAGCTGCTGTGGTTCCCCGCCTATTCGTCTTTTTATCTGTTGCCCGATAAAAAGTCTCTTTGATTTCATAGATGCACCAGCTGGCCATCGGCAAATACCAAGTGCCTTGATTGCGGTATTATCGAATTCGTCGAAGATAACTGCGTTGTGTAATGATTTTTTGTGTTGTTCGATATTTTTTCCAAATAAATAGCATCTTTGATTATTTCCGAAACTCCAAAGAATCCTGGTATAAGCACACGTGCCTTTCTTTCTAAAGAATTCTTCACGGCTAATGAACGGTGGCTTAAACACTTTGTAATTATATTTACCAGCGATAGCATCTTTTATTAGTTTGGTGACGCTTGCGGGGATGTTGTTATAGAAAAACCGACTGTAATTTTTCGAACGGTGCAAAAGCATGTAGTGGGTAATGGCGAATCCACCACCGAACAGGTCATAAAAGTTATCCGCTTTTGGGAATATACTACAAACTTTATGGGCGATAGAACTCTTAGATCCGATGAATGGAATGCCGTATTTAGCCATCTATCCTACACCCGCAGTTAGGGCAGATAATCATGACCGCTTCCCTGTCCTTCGGGTCACCGTTTGGTTTTGAGTACGGAAGTTCGGCTGGTTCAATTACAAAATCCTTTATTCCCAGTAGGTCAACCGGAAAATCCGGTCCAAGATCACCAATGTCTGCATTGATTCCCGATAGGTCTAGTTCTGCCCATGACTGGATTGCGTTGTCTGATTGAACATAAGCATAGAACTGTTCGTCTGATTCAAACTGTTGGTAGACAACTGGAGCAGACTCCCATCCATTCTTCTTGATTGCCAGAAGCGTCCCATGACCTTTTGCAATAGTTGTGTTGTCTCTTGCGTCAACAACGATAGGCGCTCTGATGCCTTGGTACTGGAGCAGCCTTGCGAGTCTTTCGATTTGATCATCGGTATGGTTGTTCCTGTTCTGCTTAAATGGAGTGAGTGATTTAATATCAATCAACGCGTCATATTTACAGTGTATCTTCATTTCACTTCTTCTTTTGGCAACGGCTCAAATTTGATTGATTGAAGATTAGCAAACGGCACCAGGTGCTCCTGACCAGTCTTCAAGAAAGTAACAAATACGCCTTGTGGCAATAGCTCTGCGGTAAGGCCGTGCTCCTTGCAGTTAAATGCGTTCCTTGGGGTTGGGCCTATCATTGGATCAATGTGAGCCCTGAACATTTGAATTTTTCTTCCGTTTAGATTTGTAGACATTACTAATCCTTGCTTAAAGTAAGAATCTTTTTAACCAGACTCTTCTTTGGTTTTGATTGGTTCATTAAATCAGACAGCTTCCATGCGGCTAGTCTATAAATAAAAGAGCCCATGTTGTGTTCTCCAACATAATCCAACGCCTTTTGGAACGTTGGCAGATCCGGGAGCGGAATATAAACCGTTACCTGGCTTTTTCGTTTCATTTTAGGCATATTTTCCTCATACCATTTGTGGAACCCATTTCCAATTGAGTCCCTTTCCTTTTATTATTTCGGATGCCGCCCTGGTGTTATGGCTGTAAATCACGTTACCAGATGGCACGAGCCTACTAACTAATTGTGACGCTATCCCATATTCTTTTCGGTACATGCTTTTTACATAAACATAATGGAGTAACGTGCAGTTCTCTATGTCTTCTGCCGCAGCCCAGCCAAGGATTAGACCATCGCATTCACAGACAACTATTCTTGCGGTTGGCTTAGCCAAGAACCTGTCCCGAACAGGTCTGTGAAATGAATGGAACGTGTTTGGACTAACGAAGTCCTTAATCCTGCAAGACGAATAGAACGAAGATGCCCATGAGTTATCTATAAACGGCCTATCGTCTTCTATCATTTGCCTGAATATTAGTTCCATAATTTACCTGGCTGAGCTACCCCTCATCAAACCGGATGCCCATCTACCGAATGCCCACCACCACTTAAATTAGCACTTGAAGCCTGCTCTTCGATAACCGCAGCAACTTCCGTTGCCTTGGTTTCTTCAGCGAGTGCTTTCATTTTTTCCGCAAGTTCCTTTTTGAGCTCCTCTACCGCCTCCATCTGAACTGCATGAGCTGCAGCATTCACATCCAATCGATTGGATATGTTTGCTAGTGTTGCGTATTTCACTGTTGAGAGGTGCGTCTGTATCGAAGCTACATGACCCGCAATTGTGGCCCAGCTCTTCGGGTTGTCTTTCACATTGAAATAAGTCACCAGAATAGATTTTAGTTTTTGCCAATCTTTTGAGTCCTGTGGCAATCGCCTTGGCCAACGACTTGTGAACTTGTACCACCATTTCATATTCCCCCCTGTTTTAAATATTCTTCAAAGCTTCCTGTGAACGGATTTTTATCGTTAATCGCGTGAGCCACTTTGTAATTTTGATACTGCGGATCTTGCATTGTTACTAAAGAGTCCTCGTAGTAATCAGTCAAGTATGCATTCTTGGTATCCCCAAGCCTTGAAAACATTTCGGCTTCAACATGCCCATAGTATTTCTGTCGCTGATGAAGTCCTCCAACCCTATTTAGGAAGCTCCACCTCCACATGGTAACGCCAAAAATGAATGGTCTGTCTGTGACGATATAGTTATATCCGTATGCCTCTCTTTGCTCACCGTTAATTTTCTCAGGTGTTCTGAGTGACACGTATGATATCTGTGGGTCTTTCCTTAGCACTTCATACATCGCAAAATCCCACCCTTCTTGTTTTGGCCAAGAATCGGGATCGTAAGTGATAACCAAATCGGTTCCATTTAAAAACAGAACCTTCATCGCGTTATTAAAACCATCTGCGGCACCCCGGTCGTATTTAGAATCTATTATCGGAGCTCGATACATCATCGCAGTGAAATCCATATCCATTAAATTTCGTTCTCTATTAAGCGGGTAATGCTGGTCTATTAGCGCATGATTGGTTTTGAGTATGGTGGTATCTGAGTATCTATTGAGGGACTTTTGCAGCATTGGTGCATTACAAAAACACAATGTAACCGTCCAGATCACAGGCTTTTAATTATCTCCAATCTCTTCTCGTTTACTTTAGACAGTAACAGAGTGCTTTTTATATAATTCCAGCTCTCTTCTACAGATTCTTTTCTGCTGGTTTCGTTTTCTGTTAATGCATCTTCTAGGTTTTCCTTGAACGATTCCTTAGCTGCGCATCCAACAGCTTGCCACTCGGGGAGAGAACTAGACACAGTATCTGCTCCAGCCCATGTGGCCTCTAGCCACGCGCAGTTACTCTTTGCTCTGTTGAACAGACTGTCTTTTAATGGGACCATTGTTATCGCGTGTCCGACAGATTTTAATATTCCAAAATACCTATCAATCGGCTCTGCATTCCATGTTGCAACCGATTCTTTTGGTAGCTCCTGGGTGATATACCAAGGATTATACCCGAAGAATATCCACGACCATTCAGGGAATCCCTTGGCAATTTCAATAATGACATCCTTGTGAATCAATAAATCTTCAGCGTGAGAGCTTCCGCCTCTCCACATGATTGTCTTTTTACGTGGAACCACCATCCGCTTATCCACTGGATACGCATAATCGTTGTGAGCGTTGGGAATGACTTCGATTGGTGCTTTTGTGAATTCGATTAAAGAGGTTTTGATTTGCTCGGTTGATACGGAAATAACATCGCACAAGCTAAGTATTAGTTTAACCAACGGAATGGCTTTATCGAATCGCTCAAAATATTGGTTCCCGTATGGCACGTGCAAGAGATCGTCATCGAAATCAACCCAAATTTTCTTCCCGTATTCCTTGGCTATGATAATTCTCTCTATATCCTCTTCAGTGCTTGGTCTCTGCAAAAACAGGGCATCGCAAGCCATTGTCTCAGACCACGATGGCTTATTGGAAATAATAAGTTCTATGTCTTTTTCTTTGGATAGCGGAATAAGTGGGCCTAATGCTCGATAAAAACTTGTGGAATCATCTGGAACTGGAATTGAGCACAGTAATCTTTTCATTTCGACTCAGGGTTACTTCTTGTAAATTAAAATATCAGCCTGTCTAATCTTGAAGTTATATATTAACTTGTTTTTAAGCATCTTCAAGAGAACAGTTTGGAGGCAATGCGGCGAGATCATTTGGTGAGCTTCTTTTATTTCAATTCTTTGCACCATGATATTTACATCGGGTCTTAATATTCCTCTCTACGCTTTTCACAAGATCATTATACGGCAAGTCAACCATTTCGCAAATAAATTTAGTCCAGGATGACTTTAGGAAGAGCCTTAGCTGGGAATGGTTGTGCCGATAGCACCGCTTTCCTCCTCTGCATTTGTCGATAGTGTCTTCTAGGTAGGTACTAAGAACGGCGTACCAAAGTGCCGCCTCTGGAGTGAGTCTTACCGATGGCGTGTAATCCCATTCAGGAAAGGTGTTCAATTACATCCTCCAGACTATATGCCACGAAAGCAATTGCCCCTTTTTCTATTGCCCTGGTAATGAAATCCCGTTGAGCGTCCGATACTACTCCTCCAGGCTTCTTAACTTCGATGAATAGGGGCCGCCCCTTCCAAATAGCCCTAACGTCTGGTTCCCCAGGCCGCATGTATTTAGACCTAAAACATTTGCGCTTCTGACCCGTTACGCAAGGCATGGCTCCAGCCAGTTCGAGATAGTCCAAAATAACTCTTTTTATTTCCCCTTCGGTCATGAAATGGGCCTAGGGCATAGATTGCTTTTCTCTCACCATCCCCAATTACACTTTTTGTTACGCCCCAGACCCGAATAAATAGTCTCACATGATACAATCAGATACAAACCATGAAAACCTGGACGGCATTAAAGAACACTGCCACACGCATGGGATTCGACCTTGAGGCCGCCGAAGACTTGGCGAGTCAGGGGTATATTTACGTGCTAGAGGACAGGCAGAGGGGAATAAAGCCCCGCACATACCGATTCGTTATCATTGACGCAGTAAGAAAGATTTACCGTAATGGAGATAGAAGCAAGCTCTTACATGAATACGCCAACGGGAAGTCTTACGACATACGAACAGAGGAAATGAATCTAGCCATGCTTGATATTAAAAAACTTACCTGCCGGATGTGGAGAAAAGACGCTATTGTGATAGCACTAGGACTTCGTGGATATACAGTAGTTGAGATTTCAAAGATTTTAGGATTATCAGA